GCTGTATTTAATAATAACACACCTTGTTTAGACCATCTTTCTAAATTAGTATCAGGTTCTATAAATAAATCCAAATCTGAATTATATAAATTTCTTGCAACTTCCTTTAAAATATTATTTAATGATTTTGGGACATGGTAATCATTATCAGCTATTTTTCTGTAACTAAATGCTAATCCATGGGCTTCAGGTTTATTAAATATTAAATTAGGATATGGATCCATTCCTATAATTACTACTTTTAATTTATCATAAGGACAGTATTTAAAAGCATTGAAACAATCTGTATCATATGGCAGAATAAGTTTACCATTAGCTTTTTCTAGTCTTAAATGCTCTATAATATCATCAAATTGTTTAGATTCTATAAAAGGTTTTAGAATATTAAACCACTTTTCTTCAAATAAATGTTTTATCTTAGAACTTTCCACGTTTCTTCTTTTCCATATTTTTTAATAAAATCACTAATATCTTTTTCTGTATTATCAGGTAAAAAATACGACTCTAATCCTAATTGTTCACTCATTTTACTACTACATATTTTACCATCTTCATCATTATCGTAAAATAAGATTATTTTCTTGAATCTTCCCCTCAAATGTCTTATAAAATCTGGATTAATATAATGACCCTCACCATGTGTAGCTACAGCGTTAAATCCAAGTTCGTATAAACACATTACATCTTTCATAGATTTAGTTATGTAGATTAAATCATCATTTTTAGGTAATTGATCATAACCCATTATATCCTTATCATTATTTGCATTTGTAAACCATTTTTCATACTTTGGAGCATGTGGTATATATATTTTACAATTAGTAGTTCTTGGAAAATAATAAGCATATATTGGGAAGTTATCTACATAACAACGTCTTAATTCATTATCTACATAGAAACATTTACATGAGAATACATTATAAAACTCAAGAGTTTCTTTACTTATTCCATATTGTCCCCAATAATCTAAATCTATATTAGTATAATCTTGCTTTAAGAATTCAATATTTTTTCTCTGTTTTTCTTTAATTAAATTGTAGTTATTATTCTTATCTTTAAGTCTTTCAATACTATAACCATTATTACCAAATCCTAAATTAAAATCTTTATTGATTTGTTGACAAGCTTCCCATAGTGTACAACCATATACATGTTTCATTACATAAGTAAAACAATCTCCGCCATCTTTTTTAGCTAAATCTTTATATAGTAACTTATTAGCTTTATCACTATAATATATGCCAAAACTAGGATTTTTATCTACTCTATATGGAGCTGAAAATACTTCACCTATTTCAAATTGATAGGGTATATATCTTCTAAATATTTGTTCATCATCAATAAACTTTAGTATATTTTTAATAGATAATGGTAATGTATTTATATGTTTAGTATTAATCATATAAATGTTTAAAAATAATTATAAGGTCACAATCCTGTTAATTAAGCTTGAGCCTCGTATACACGCGTTGCAGAGCACCTTATAACTATTTAGTTAATTAAGAAAACAATGATTCTGTACTAGTTGGTGTGGTAGTCTCTTTTGGAAGTTCTTTTACATAAACTTTTGCAAGAGCTTTCTCAGCACCTACTTCTTCATATTTAGTTAATGAAGCAAAAGCACGGAACTTAGGGAAATTCAATTCTACACCCTTTTTACCACTTGTAGAATTGATATATTCTTTACCATTAAGTGTTACCCAGAAGTATTGGTCTTTAACAAGTTCTGTAAGTTTAGATGCCCAATCTTCGTAGGTAGTATCTGATGGAAGTGCATTTACAGCATCTCGAACACCTAACGTATCTGCCAAACTAGCAATAGTTTGAGCAACTTGTGTTTCCATATCAGGATTACTCATAAATACAGTGTGAACTGTACCTATTTGACCATATCTACCTTCAACAGGTATAAAACCTTCTTGTGTAACTGGTTCAGTTTCTAACTCAAATTTGAGCTTATAACTACCTGTTTTAGATTGATGAGGAATAATATTAGTTATCTTAACTTTGTGTTGTCCTGGACTTAGATATTTACTAAGTTGTGTATTTGTGTTTGTTTTAATGTTTGTTGTATTAATCATAAATCTTGTAATTTGTCTGTTTTGTTTTGTTCAATTTTTGTAATTTCACCTATCTCTGGAGAATAAGGTTGTTTAAATGCTATATCTGAAAGAGTATCTGTATAAGTATAAAATTTTTGACTTAGAGGTGGTTCAATGTAAATTTCTTTCATAGCATCTGCTAATGATTTTCCCTTTTTTGAGATATTTTTTACTTTTGGTTGTTTAACTGCAATTTCAGGCGTTTGCTCATAATAATAATTATGATCAGGATTCATTCCATAAAATACAAATCCTGGATTATCATTATCTATTAGTGGTTGAGGAATTACCTCAAATACAGTTGTAGGAAACATTGCTTGTAGTTCTCTCCAGTCAGCAGGTGATGTTATACGACCATTTGTTTTGTTATATAAATAACCATTCACACTATCACTGTTAAAGATATACATTGTTTTTGTATCAGGATTCATCGCAAATCCAATATAATTCTCATCCTTATTAAGATTTAATAGAGAAGCCAATGCTGAAGAAATATAAATATCTCTCTTATTATTAATTAACTCAATGCAGAAATTATCTCCGAATTTATCCTTTCTTTCAGCTCTGATACCTCTGATTAATAACTTATGACCACTATAATCCATGTCTATAAGATTAAATTCATCTGGTAAAATAGCATCTGAATATTGTAATCCAGGACCATATCTTGCTAAATAGTAATCCCCATCAGATACATATTTATCCAATATAATTTTAGTTCCTGTACCAATTTCTGTAAAATAATTAGTTCTAACAACTGCTTGTCTTCCTCTTAATCTACCTCTTTGATATGCTCTTTGTTCTAATTGTTGTTGATGTAATTCCATAATTATTCACCTTTGTTATATTTATCTATTAGTTCTGAAACAATACTAAGATCATTAGGAATATATAAATCAGGAAACATACCAACAGGTGATTTTGCTGGTAATTGTCCGTTATTATTAGTAACAAATTCATATTTGATTTTATTATCCCCTGTTTTTGTTGCTTTACTATAAAGAACTACTGTAAATAAACCTTCTAAGGTAAGATAGTCATCTATCATTTTACCAACAGTCTTCATCTTAAAGCCATATTCTTTATTATCCTCAGGATGCCATAGAAAATATACTTTTAAATCTTTTCTTGCATTTTTAGCTGCTTGTATGATTTTACTCATATTTACACCTATATCAGCGAATTTACCATAACCATTTTCTTTGGCTCTAGACATAAATTCAAATGCCATAATAAATTGACCATCATCTATTACATAGTTCTTTATGTCTGGTCTTTTTTCTGACACAAATTTAATTGACTCAGCTATAGTATTACTGTCTGATGTTTCAATATAGTTACCACCAGTTCCTAATTTTCCTCCATAGTGTTTTTGCCATCCTCTAAATGGTAAATCTTTACCTGCAACATTACATACTACAGTTTCTTTAGGATCTAGTCCCTTAATTCCAATTTCTGGTAAAAGTCCATAACTAGTGGATTTACCAGTTCCACTAGGACCAACGATTGCTATTGCACTCATTAATTAATTTTATTATTTTTACTTTTCAATTTATACATAATTATCATATAGTTTAGGATTTTTCTTAAATTCCTCGGCTGGAGGAAGTTCTTCAAAATAGTTACTTGCACCATTAAAATATAAATGAACATATGTATTAGCTAAACCATAATGTCTGTCTTTAAGGAATATTAAACTTCTATATCTATCATTAAGTTTAGTAATATCATATCCTCTATAACTTGCTATTTTATATCTTGCGGGAGCAAATAACCCTAATACTAAATCACAATCTCTTTGAGTTTCCTTGTTGTTGGCTAATCCGTTGAGAGATGGCTCTAATTTCTGCTCAACAGTTTCACCTTTATAAAACTCCATTCTTTCAGTTTCTGCTGCTTGTTGATGGACATTAATAACTGTGCAGTTAAATCTCTTACAAAACTGCTTTAAACAGTATTCTTTACTAAAATTACCAATAGTTTGATGTTCACCCATACCATTCTCAGGAGTTAATAGACTAATATGGTCATTGATAATAAAGTAATGTGTATCTGTAAGATGTTTATAACCAACAGTTATTCTATCTTTTCCTTCATTTATTTCTTCATATAAATTATGTCCTACTTCTGGTTTACTAAAATAATCTCTTACATGCTTGTAA